GGGTACGCTTGCTGAAAGCGGTCTTGGTCTTCTGTCTTCTGCTATCCAAGCCAAGGGCAAAGAGGTAGTCGAGAACACACTAGGAATAAAGATTCCTGATAATCCCACTCCTGCTGACGTTGAGAAACTGCGCGAGTTGCAGTACCACCATGAAGAGCGCCTGATTGAGTTAGGCATAGAAAAAGCCAAGCTAGAGATGGCTGAACTTGAACTGTTGGCAAAGGCTGCTCAGAATGATGCAGACAACATCACAGACCGCTGGCAAGCAGACATGAATTCTGACTCCTGGCTATCAAAGAACATACGCCCCATGAGCCTTATAGCCATCTTTATGGGTTATTTCCTATTTGCCATGATGAGCGCCTATGGACTTAACGCTAACGAGTCCTATGTGACCCTGTTGGGTAACTGGGGAATGCTCATTATGGGCGCTTACTTTGGTGGACGTACCGTTGAGAAGTTGGCTGAAATGAGGAGCAACAAATGAGCATCTTCATTCCCGTCTTGTACATCTGTATAAATGGGCATTGCGAGTTCTTTCAGCAAAATGCCCACTACACCGACAGACAAAAGTGCATTGCCGTTGTTATGGAAAAGCAAGAGGAATACGCCAAGATGGGCGCGGTAGTGGATTCCACTTGCATTGAGTTAGTTGTTCAAAAAAGGGGTTTGTATGAGTCTTAGTCAAGAGCAAGCGGGTTTTCTGCTGGATATGTGCAAGCTGATTCAATACGCTACTGAGCAGGGTTTTATGGTAACTGGTGGCGAGTTGGCGCGTACACCTGAGCAGCAGGCTATCTATGTCAAGACGGGCCGCAGCAAAACGATGAACAGCATTCACTTGAAACGCTGTGCAATGGACTTAAACTTCTTCCGTGATGGGAAAATTATTTGGGACAAAGTTATCCTGGCTCCAGTTGGGGCTTACTGGGAAACCCTACATCCTAAAAATAGATGGGGAGGAAACTTTAAGTCTTTGCTTGATTGTCCTCACTTTGAGCGCAACGTATAGTCATGTGCATATTGATGCAATAGATGTGTGCTAGATTCCGCGCAACTTTGCGGAGTCTATATGCAAGCTAAAGTTTCGCGTCAAGAGTTTATCAATGTTTGGAACCGTTATGGCTCCGCTACCAAGGTAGCAGAATATTTAGAAGTTTCGGAACGGCTAGTTCACCGCCGTAGACGCAGGATAGAAAAAGACTTGAACCAGCCGCTTGTCAGCATTGATGAGCGAGGAAAAGCATATGCTCACATTCAGCCAATCAAAACGTCTCTCAATCGAGTCGAACTTGGCATCCTTGACCAGACCATAATCGTCTTCTCTGACGCACACTTCTGGCCTGGGGAATACACAACTGCCTACAAGGGCTTGCTGTGGGCAATCAAAGAGCTAAAGCCTCATGCAGTCATCAGCAACGGTGATGCATTTGACGGGGCTACGGTTAGCCGCCATGACCCGCTTGGATGGTCAAAGACTCCTAGCGTTATCGAAGAGTTAAAAGCAGTTCAAGCGCATCTTGGTGAGATTGAGGAAACAGCCAAAGCAGCACGACACAATGTAAAGCTGCTGTTTACATGGGGCAATCACGATACACGCTTTGCCAACAAGTTAGCGTCACAAGCGCCGCAGTACAAAGAAGTTCATGGATTTAAGTTGGAAGACCATTTACCAGCATGGGAGTTTGCATGGTCTGTTTGGCCTACAAAAGACTGCGTTATAAAGCATCGTTATAAGAACGGCGTTCATGCCGCCCATAACAACACTGTAAATGCAGGAGTCAGCATTGTTACTGGTCATTTACACAGCCTAAAAGTGACTCCATTTGCCGATTACAACGGCAATCGGTATGGCGTAGATACGGGGACTTTAGCAGAGCCGTATGGCCCACAGTTTGATTATGGCGAGGGCAGCCCACTCAATCATCGGTCTGGATTTGCGGTTCTGACATTCAAAGGTGGTAAGCTTTTGTGGCCTGAAATAGTCCACAAGTGGGGGGACGAAAATCAGGTAGAGTTTCGCGGTCAAATCATCAACGTATAGGAGTTACCATGTATCAGTTTGAAATGCTAATTGAGTCGGGTTCTATCACCATTGAAACAGATGACATGAACGTCATCAAGGTCATCCAAGACGCAGCCGCTTACTATGAAGCAAACGGCTGGGAAGTCGTGGAAGACATTGAAGAAGATGAAGAAGAAGTTGAAGAGGACGATGAGTCCGAAGACGATTGGGAAGAAGACGAAGAAGCCTAATCGGGGTAAATCATAGCCAGAGCATCATTCAATGATGCCTGGATTTTAGACACGACTTGCTCAAAAGGCAGGTCGTGTTTTCTATGTTGACGCAGTATTTCGTTTATCTCATGCAGAGTCTGCCAAGCATAGCCTGAGTGGATAGCTTTAATGGCCTCTTCTTCATCATTGAATGTGGCGTTAATTTTCATGTTCATTCCTTAGTCTTTCTGTTACTTGGTTTAGGACAATTCTGAGGCACATCGGCTACACACCAAACGGCCTCTGGCGGCTTTTGATGCTTCCCTAACAGCCACCTATCAATGTAGCAATCTGCCATCTTTTTAAGGCAGGTGCGTACAACCCGTGAATCAATAAACGTCTTTGTACAGATTTCTGAGACTGTCAAACCATCGGGGAAGTTATGCAGCAAGCCCCGAATAATGGGCGCTTTTGGTGCATGGCGGACATTCTCAAAACTCATTGCTCCTCCTTTGGCTTAACTTCTACTTCTTCCCAAGCAAAAATGTGGTAAACCTCGTTTTCTGCATCTGTACACACACTGTACATACCGTCAATGTGGTGAAACTTTAGCTCCAGTCCATCATTGAGTACGATTGTGCTATTTCTTGGCACGTCATATAGTCTCATTTTTAACCACCATTTCGTTTAAGGCTATGTCCACCTCAGCTTGCGCCGCCATTCCATCCTCATACCCACGGGCATAACTGTTCTGCTCCATAGCAATAAGCTGGTTGATTAGGCGCTGCTGTATCTCGCAGATGCGCGTTAGGCTATCCAATGCTAAGTCACGTTTGCTCATGTGTTCTTCTCTTTAATTTTGGATTCAATTAAGCGGGCAAAGCGAATATCTGTTTCTTCGTCTGCGCCCGCCGCGCTTTGGAATAGTTCTTCAATCTCCTCATACGTCAGCCCTATCCATTCGCGCTTTGGTGGGGCGGTTGCGTTTTGGATTGCCTCAACAAGCCACGATGGTGGGGCGCAGTCTGCTTGCTTCCCATTAGTTACAAGATAGGCAGACCATTTTCCAAGGCATTCCCATAAATGCGCCACAGGCTCCTGCGCTGGCTGTGCCAAGGCTGCTTTGAAGTCAGCCACAAAGTCAATCGCTTGCAAGCCGTACTCATCCAGTATTGCTTTGATGCTCGCCCATTCCGATGGCGGCTCCTGCAGCTTGTCCGCAGCCATCTTGCGCTTGGCTTGATAGCCACCGCCCCAATCACCCTGCTTGCGGGCAAGGTCATCAAACGCTTCGTCTTCAGGTGTTTTCATACTATTAACATCCATAAAACTCCACCAATAATGCTTACAGCAACAACAAATAAAAAGATGGCAATTAGAACGGTTGCCATGCTAACGAATAAGTCGCCACCTGCATCGGTATCTTCATCGTTCATGCCTATTCTCCTATCATGTGGGCTATGATTTTGTTTTTGATGCTGCATATAGCTTCTAATGCCACGCCATAGTCCGCTTCCGCTTGCATACGCATGGAGTCGGCTGCATCCATATTCTCCATAGCCTTTTGTTTTTGTTTCGTCATTGCCACAAGCTGCGACCCTAGCTCCTCCAGTTTTTCGATGTTCATGCCTGCTCCTTCAACTCATCCAATGTTTTGGTCAATCGTTCGATTCGGTCGATGTTGTATTGCACTACGCTTTTTGCGTAGTCCTGGGCGCTTTCAGCCTCTAATTTAGACCGATGTGCCTCTACCAACTCTTTGACCACCAATTCAATAATGGTTGGTGTTTGTAAGAGTTTTTTGATTGTTGAAATCATTTGCATTCCTTCGTAAATGCGGAAACCCATATGCCGCATTTAGGGTGGTAAGTTGCATATCCTAAGTAAAACCCTGTTGCAATAATGCTGGCACATAAGCCAACCAAGGCAAAGAAGTCTAGGATGTATTTCATGCCTCTTCCTTTACAAACACGCCATTGGCAAGCAATGTGCCTTTGCGGTCTTTAATTTCTTCATAAGCCCAATCCATACAATCAACTAGGTTGATGTCCTGTAAAGCGCAGTAAACGATAAGGCAGACCATTACATCGCCCACGCCATCAGTAATCTTCCCAGGTTGCTTCTTGATAGTGGCATCTGCAAGCTCTCCAAGCTCGCTCACGGCTTTCAAAAGCTGCGTCTGAGGGTCGCTATTAGGAATGATTTTCCTAGCCTCTGCCCAACGCACAATACTCATCTCTAAATCTGCATAAGTAGTCATAAATTACTCCTAAAAGGTGGGAGGTACTAACTCAGGCGGCAACTGCGAATCGATACCCTTGCTTTCCCTCCCGAAAATTAAAATGGGATGTCGTCGTCCATGTCCTTGGGGAAGCCATCGTCCTTCGGGAAGCCATCTTTGGCCTTCGGAGTGTTGAGGTATGCCCAACCATTCCAACCGCCTTCAATCACAGGAACAGAGTCTAGCTTCAACTGTTTACCATTCTTTGTTTCGATGATGGAGCCAATCTTTTGGTAGTTGTTTTTCTCAACACCATCTTTGGTGTACTTGCCATTCACTACTGTCACATCGTATAGCTTTGCCATTTTTAACCCTTTGATAATTCAGATTGCTTTTTGATTGCGCTACGGGTTTTGCTGTCAAGCATTCCCCATAGTGCTGTTTTTTCCTCGACATCAACGATGCCCTGGAACTCTTCCAATGCGCCGACAACATCATCTGCTGCCATGCGGTCATTGATTGCTTGTGCAACTACAGCAAGCGTATTTGTACGCCCTGGTGACACCAATTCAGTCTTAGCTGCGGAAATGCGAGGGCCACGGCTTGCTGCATTTCCATCGTCATCTTCAGGAGCTATACCACAGGCCGCCATGAGGCTGTAGCGCCGTGCATAGGTCAGTGCGCTGCCATACCCCTGCGGGTCTTGCTTGCCCGCTGGAACGTGCAGCTTGCCGCACTCCAATGTCTCACCAGACTCATGGATGAAGACAGTCTCCACGGTCACGCCTGTGCTGTCCTCACTGGTACGCTGCACAAGTGCAATCCCTGCGTTGTTGAGGCTATCAATGACCGCTTCGATGCAGCCTGACAAGTCCACATACTTGCTGCGAAAGTGTGGGTTGGTCGATGTCTTGAGTGCAGGGCCAAAAGCCTTCTGTGCTTTGACCAGTGCTGTTGCTATTTCTTTCATTTGATTTCCTTGTAAAGTTTGTCTAATTGCGCCGATAAAAGCTCTATCTCTCTAAATTTAGAGTCTGCCAAATCAGCCATTCGCTCATAGTGTTGATACGCAGCGTCTGCTGCCTTTTTCATAAAGTCCAACTCAATCAATCCTGCGGAAAAAGCAGACTTCAAATCATCTTCCATTTTTTTGCTCCCACAAGATTTCCTGCTGGAGCTTCTTCAGCTCATCACTGTTGTACTGGGCCTCATGGCACAGACCACGGATGTGAGCTTGCAGCACTCCGACTTGGTAGGCCAGCCTATCTGCTGGGTCTTTTGCGCCGTAATGCTGTGCGGCCTCTTCTGAGTCCGCAATGATGCGGTCAGCTTCTTTATTCGCAGTGGTCATCTTCGAGCCTTTCGGAAATTTTGTTAGTTATGTGTTCACGGGTTGAGTCGCTAAGGTAGTCAATCCACTCAAGTCCTGCATGGCAAACAGAAAAGACTACCAAGGTGTTCATATCTGTGTCCCATTCGTATTCCACGCTGAGAAAGGTAGGTTGCCCATTGCCCAAGCTGTCCCATTTGATTTCTCGGATGTTAGTGTGTAAAGTCATTTGTTCACTCCTTCGTACTCTTCCAGTTCGTTGTTCAAGATGTCTTCCTGGTCTTCAGGGTAGAGGTCGGTGAAAGGCACAAAGTGATTCTCTTGGCAGCAATGCCATTTGTCGCCTTGCGGCTCTAAGCAATAGCAGCAAAATGTGGTGCTTGATAGCTCTTGCCTGACCAACTCTCGGAATGATGTGTGTGTCATAAAAAACCTTTCTGGGTCAATAAATCCGCTTGCCCTTTGCTTGCGGTGACTGCATCTTATCGCAGCTTTTATGCTTTTTTTCTAGGGGTTTTCCCTATACTTTTTATCTCAAAATTGTGCTAGGCTTGTAGGATGACTATGGATGAACTTGAACTTCAGAGCGCAGAAATCCTGCTATGCCAAGCCATTGAGCTTGCTGGCGAGTACAACATTGCGGATGACCTGGACGCTGCCACAATTGCCCTGCTAACACGGGCACTTGAGCTTGCGACAGAACCCATATAGAATGTGGGCACGGCTAGCCTTAGCGGGCGAAAAGACGACTTATCACCGTCCTGCCGGAGCTTCTTTTAGTGATAACGACCGTGATAAAGGTTACACCCATGCTTTTACAGCCAAAAAATTGGGCAGTCTTTCAACATTACAAAGACCGCTGCCCACCGTGGATAAAACTCCATCGGGACTTGCTTAACAACAGAGAATTCATTTGCTTGCCGATTGCTAGCAAGGCACTAGCGCCTATGCTTTGGTTGCTTGCGAGTGAGGCAAAAGATGGCGTTTTTGACGCTTCTGTTGAAGAGTTAACTTTCAGGTTAAGGATTACAGAAAAAGAATACAGAGATGGCATTAAGCCGTTGATTGATAAAGGTTTTTTCCTAATCTCTAGCGGAGTGCTAGCAGACCGCTATCAACACGCTATCCCAGAGACAGAGACAGAGGGAGAGACAAAGAAAGAGAAAGAGAGAGAGACAAAGAAGGCAGTCGCCCCGCCATTCGGCGTGACGGAATCAGTTTGGCAGGATTGGATAACTTTAAGGAAATCAAAGAAAGCAGCAGTCACTCAGACCGCATTAGATGGAATAGAGCGCGAAGCAAGGAAAGCAGGGGTCAGTCTACAGACAGCATTGGAAACCTGTTGTGCAAGAGGCTGGACAGGATTTAAGGCCGAATGGATGGAGGAAAAGCTAACCGCCAATCAAAAGGCTGCAAACAATCTTCATGTTCTGACTCGCGGACTAACAGCACCAAAGCCATTTTGGGCTAAACCAACGGAGGTTGACAATGACCGACTTTTGCAACCCTGATTCAGGCTTTGATTACATCTTTTCTAGGCTTGGCGCGATTTACGGCGCATCGTTTGCTAGGCATTGGGAAGGAATCGACCCGCAGATGATTCGCCAGGAATGGATAAATCAGCTTGGCATCTACTTGACCTACCGACCACGGATGGACTACGCAATCAATTGTTGCGACCCGAATTTCCCGCCTAGTGCGTTGAAGTTCAAGGAACTGTGCGGCAATGGCCCGTCAATTCCGCACCCGACAGCCATTGAAAACAAGCCCGCAACCAAGCCGATGCCGCCTGAGATACGGGCACAACTGGCTGCACTCAGAAAGAAGATAACAAACAATGTTTGACCAAGAAGCAATCCGCGCGGCAACATTTGCTGAGATGGTGCGCCTATGCCGTTTGCCGGAATGGAAGGAGTGGGCTTGGCGTGAAGTACAAAGAATGGATGAAAACGATTTATTTCGGGGCATCAAGGCCCATGTTTTGAAGGAGATGAAAAAATGAGACGCGCAGCAAGGGTAGATGAAAACCAAAAAGAGATAGTGCAGGCATTGCGGGATGCAGGCGCATATGTTTGGATTATTGGTCTCCCTGTTGACCTGCTGGTAGGCTACAAAAACTGGACTTTCCTCATGGAAGTTAAGACCGACAGCAAAGCGCGTTTTACGGGCCTACAAGCCGACTTTTTCCAAAACTGGAAGGGCGGCACACTATGCAGGGTTGACAGCCCTAGAGCGGCTCTTGAGATGATTAGGGCAGTCGAATGAGAGCCATGCGTAGCGCAAGTGCAGCTCATGTTGATTTTGGGGACTTCGAGGGAATGATTGAATCAAACCCGAAACTGCTGCCAAGCGACATAGATATGATTATCGAGCGCAGGGGTAAGTTTTTCGTAGGCGAATGGAAACGCCAGGGCGAGAACTTAAGCCAAGGGCAAGAGATACTATTGAAAACACTTGCCAAGCAGCAGCAGTTTACAGTGTGTGTGATTATTGGGAATACTGATACCGAGACAGTTATTAGCTCAGTATTATGCATAAGCAAATCAGGAGAGTATAGAAAGATAGGCGCATCATTGGATGATTTGAAAGTGTTTATAAATCAATGGTACGAATGGGCGAACAATGGTTAGGCCCACAGAACCTAGCGCGACAAACTTTCTCCGCAAACTGAAAACCGAAGAGAAAATGATTTTATTGGCTGCGGGCAATGGCTGCACTACGCGAGGGTTTAACGCTTGCCTAGATGCAATGCAAGTACTGTGGAATTTAGGATACCGCCCTGACGCCGATTTGACCGAATGGCTGGGAATGGTACAGGCCGACGAAAAAAACGGCCCGTAGGCCATTCTGATGCGTTTCTAGGGCATTAAAAAAGGCCCCGAAGGGCCTGATTGTTGGTGATGGGCTACTTTTTGAGCAGTCGCAGCAATGTTGCGAGAATGGCGTAAATCATTCTAGACACTCCCATGAAATTCTCCCTTTATAAAAATCAGGGATAATCCAATCGCCACCATAATACCCAGCATTGTGTTCTGCTATATCTTCGCAGTCCTCGTTGGAATCTGCATTTATTGTTTCCCGTGATGCAATATGCTGAATAATGGCATTCTCTGCATCAGTAAAAACGATGGTTCCGTAAATTGCTTCGGTTTTCATGGTTTCATGTTCCAAAAGTAGATAATAAAAGGTGCGCCGATAGTCGCTGCAATAATCAGGCACTGAAAGAATGATAATAGGTTTTTCATAATTTACGCTTCAGAGTAATTATCGTAAAAGTTAAAAGTTTTCCTACATTCGGGACATTGTTCCAATGAAGAATCAGGAAAGAGAGCTATTAACTTAGTCCGTGCCCCATCATGCGGGCAGACGTTCGGTTTATCATCGTCACACAGTAAATCATAGTTTTCGTTCGCCAAAATAATGCGATAGTCTGCGCGAGAATAATCGGGCATTTCTGACAATAAATCATCAATTTCCGATTGTGCGGCCTCATGCGTGGGAAATGTCATTGGCTTATCATCCTCCGTCCAACAATTTTCCCATGTGTTACCGAAACGGGTTTCGACTATGTAGGTCATACGCCCTCCCGCATCATTGGCGACAATTCACGCAAAGCATCATCAAGGCCAATCCCGTCAGTAAATGACGCATAGGCACTGTCGCCCCACCAATGGCCCTCCACAGTGTGTGTGCGCGTGTTAACCCATATGTTTGGCCCGCCAAAGGCCACCAGTACGCGAGCGCCTAAGTATTCGCCCCGATTGTTGACAATGTATTCAATATCGAGCGCATCCTCTAGGTAATCGAATGCGCCAAAATCCTCTCCGTCTGAATTCTTTTCATCGCCGAAGCCATTGGATAGCATAGCTGCAATTTGTTGGACATGGTTTTTAACGTCTGACATGGTTTCTCCATAAAAACCCCGAAGGGCATAACAGTTTGCGATAGTGCAAACCCTACAGCACCGACCCGCGATGCTGTAAGAGTGCATTATTGTGGTTTGAGTGTCTCCAATTGTGTTTGCATATCGGCGAGACGCATGGCCCATAACTGTTCGTTGTACTTGTCGCGATTGTGGGCAAACCAGTTTGCATGGCTGCAATTGGTTTTGCGGATGTGCCACACCTTACCGCCGCCATATCCAACGTATTCGCCCTTGCGGAATGCACTCTTTTCGATGTTGTGTAGTGTCATGGTGTAGTCCTTATGCGGTTATTGCTTCAATGGCCTTAGCCTTCATTGCATCACTGGCAAGGCCATGCATAGTCCAACAGTCTCTATCGCCCCAATACGCGGCCTCGTCGTCGTCTGTAACTATTTTCTTTACCTGACTAATCAGTAAGATGTTACGAATCCGATTAGACGGCCTATCGAATTGGTAGAAAATCCATTTAGTGAAAAATTGGATGTACTCGTCGCGGTTTACTTTGCTTTGCATGGTGATGTCCTTTGATGCTAAAAACCCCGAAGGGCGATAAAGAGAGGCGAAATTCTGACCCTCTCACAGTAATAGCATAATAGAATCGTGCCAAGGTTTGTAAGTCGTTGATTTATAAGACCCCTCCAAAACCCTAATGTGTTTATATACAGTTAATAAGTAACGGTACTATAGTTGGATAGAGCCAGATAGAGCCAGGATATGGAGCCAGATAGAGCCAGATGGTAGGCAATTAGGTATGGCAATAAAGGTGCATCTCGATTCCACATTATGAAACTTCACATAATCTTGGAGACCCCATGCCAACTTCATTCCACATGGTGAAACGTTCCACATTGTGAGATGCTTCACATAACGTGACCTGGGTGTGAGTGAGTGATGGGGGGGGGAGGGGTACGGTGTGAGTGTGAGAAATTGATGGAGCCCCCTCACCACCGAAAAAGCTAAATTAGCCACTAAACTAGCTAGAACTTCCGCATGAGAAGAAGAGACCATCCTGTGAATTAAGCAGACGAACTATGGCATCCACTGGGGGGAATCTCATTAGAGATGCAGCACCTTGTTTATCTAAGCTAACCTTGTTAGGCTCTACCTGTTGCACCCGTTCGCTCTTAGCTACTAGAATTGCTGATAGACTCGCTACGTTTATCTGGGTTGGTAAGCTGCCTGCCTTCCCAAGGGCTGGATGATGGCCCCGATTCATTATGGCACAGGTCTCCGAAAGGGTAAAGATGA